CCATCCGTTACAACGTGGATGGAATTACCAATACCCGGGCGACCGAAGCGCAAAACAAGGAAGCGCGGAATCTTGTACGAAAGTGCATGTCTGCGCCTAATTGTGGTTATCAATTCGTCAATGCGTTCGATAAGAACGAAATGCCGAACTAAATTTAACCCGCTTTTTCTAAGATTCTTTAACCTCCACAATTCACCATTTTAAGAGGTGCATTTTATGTCAACACCCATGAAATCAACAAAGAAAAACAGTTCCAGAAAACTAAAACCACGTAACTTTTATGACCAGTACAAAAAATGTAAGTCCGCAAAAATCACAAAGAAGATTGCAACTTACTTCGCTGGCCAAGCTGGTTATTACGCTGAAGAGCTCAAAAGGCTCATTATTTCAGATGATTTTAGCCGGTTGGCAGTATTCAATATTGATCCCGCTATGTATGACGAGTCCACAACTTGTGAATTTCGTTGTGCACGGCAGGTGGTTAGCTTATATTCAAAAAATGCTGACCTTGATCTAGACGGAGTTGATAAAACTCGTAATTGTCTAGTAAACTTTATTGAAACCGAACTGAAGTGTCGGGCAACGAACGCGCGTCTCTTCCAGTTGTACGAGTCTAAACAAGATCTGTTTAGCGCAAAATCTGATTTAACAGACGTTTTGCGGAAAATCGCTCGTATTCTTGGGGATGCGCCGTTACTGTCTGACCTTAATTTCCAATTCGGGCCTGGTCAAAGTAGTGCGTGTATAGGAGATAATATCACTCCCCGCTTTAAACTTAAAGCGGTTCCAGAATGTTCCATATCAATGTTTCCTCGTCGAACCCAGTCAAATTGGATGTTCCCATCCTTTTGGAATGACTGGATTGAGACGTTGCCTTTATACCAGGGCTACCACGAATTGTGGTATAAGCAACCACAGGTGGCTTATGGTATTTTTGGTATGGTTCCAAAAAATGCACGAACTCTTCGTACTACCGTAACTGAACCAACATTAAGTATGCCCTTTCAAAAGGCAGTTGGTTCTAAAATACGGGAGCGATTAGCTTTGTTTGGTAATAGTTTAAAATACCAGACAAAAAATCAGTCTTTGGCCTTACTCGGGTCAATAACTGGCGAAGTCGTTACTGACGATTTGTTAAATGCGAGTAATACACTGGCTTATATTGCAGTGTGGATGGC